TTGCTGTAGTTTTAAGTTTGCCATTGATAGGTGCTTTTATACCTTCTATGGTTCCCTACGTTGAACAAGGATTTACTGTATTGTCTACTATGCCTGATTACTACAAAGCCTTCCTAGGCGGTGCTATAGCTGCAAGTTTTGGTATTAAAACCTTATCTACTTGGGGTAAGTAATGGCTGAGCCTTCTATATTTGAAAACACTACTTGGAGCCTACCTGAAGGATTTTCTGGTTTAGACGTAACACCAGAAATGCTGGGGTTTGATCTTGACCTGCTAAAAGGGATAAATATGGATGTTCCTGTTTATTCTGTAAGTCCAGGAATGGGAGGTCAGCCTAGTAATACTTATGTTTTTTCAACAGGAATTGAACAATACAAAGATAGATTAGATTTAGGAGCAGACTACGCATCAATAAATGATGTAGATAATGTTGATAATTTTTATGACCAAGGTTATTTGTTTGGTCTAAATAACATGCAAGTAGACACAGAGACTTATCTTAGAGAATCTAGCTCCCCTTCTTATTTAGCTGACTACGGCAAACCTGCAACTATAGATAAAACTACGCAAGCTTTTTTGTCAGTAAAAGATTTAACTTCTACTGGAGACATAGCAGCAGCTTTAAGCTCTTACTATGGATATGACATTCAAGCTAAGAATCAAGAGTTAGGTTCTTTTGGAGGTAATTTAACCTCACATTCATCTTCTTCTAAAGCAGACCTACAGCAATTCCATTCTTTTGTAGAGCCTATTCTACGAGAACAAGTCCCTTATTTACAAGCTACCCAAGGTTTAAGTTATCAAGATGCTTTGATGACTGCTTATCAAAGTGACCCTATGTTACAGGCACTTTACCATAAGTATGATGTTAAACCTGTTAGACAATCTGGTGACGGTTCTACTTACCTTTATGACCCCTTTAGTTTTGGTGAAATAAGAACTTTTGAATCTATAGATACTGACCCTTTAGAAACTTTTGTAATGGCAGCAGCAGCATGGGCATTAGGGACAACTATTATAGGCCCAGCTATTTCTGGTGCTGTTTCTGGAGCAGGAAACGCAGCAGCATCAGCCGCGGGTCTTTCTGCTTCAGCAGCAACAACGGTAGGTACTACGGCTGCTAACATGGCTACACAAGCAGCAGTTGCAGCAGTTATGGGAGGTGATCCTTTATCAGCAGCACTTGTAGCTGGTATACCTATTGGTCAAATTCCAGTTCCAGGATCTAATGGCACACTAAATTTTGATCAGTGGGTAGCTAATAATGTTAATGATTTATTCAAGGGTGCAGGGCCGCTAACTACTGGGGCTGGAGGAAACTTTACATTAAGTATTGGTCAATCTCCACTACAAACAGCTATTATGCAATCTGGTTTAGCAGCCTCTGGTGGTGGTTTAAGCACAGGGGTAGGATCTACAGGAGTAGGGCCAGACTTTAATCCCTACATTAACAACATTGCTGCTTCTGTTGCTGGCACTACTGTAGAAGCAGAAGAAGAACAATACAACATTGACTTAGCTAACTTAGCAGCTTTGTCTCAGCCAGAAGAAGCTCCAGTTACTCCTGTTACTCCACCTCCATTAGCTCCTGAGCCTGTAGCTGTACCAGTAGAACCTATAGAACAACCAGAGCTACCTTTAGACATAGCTCCACCAGTATTACCTACAGATTCTACTGACGGTGGTGGCAGTACTGCTGATACTGCTCCAGATAGTTCAGAAGAAGAAGAAGAAAAACCTTTTTTTCAAATATTAGAAAGATATGCAGATGGTTCAGTCTTAGTTGTAGATAAATACGGTAAAGAGAAAGTATACACAGAAGATTATTTTAGAGGAGGCCTTCTTCATGGAGAAACTTATTCAGAAGATATTCCACCGGAGGAAGAATATAACATTTTTCCACCTATGATACCTACAGATTCTAGTTCATCTACAGACGGGGTAGCTGCCGATGGAACAGTTACAGGTAATAATGTTACTGGTGACAGTGGCTCTGGCGGCGGCAGTGGGGGCGGTGATGGGAATGGCACTGGCGGAGGTGCTGGTGGCGGCTTAGGTGCAGGCATGCTTGCAGCAGCAGCAGGAGGAGCAGCAGGAGGTAAGCCATCAGTAACTGAATTAGTATTTAGCGACTACACTAAACGCTATGAAGCACCAGAGTTACAGGAACGTGCATTGCCTCTACAGGGTTATCAAGCACCACAAGGTTTATTTAGAGGATTAGTTTAATGGCTACAACGTACCTAAGTTTAATGAATAACGTACTAAGGAGACTTAGAGAAGATGAAGTATCTGAAGTTACCCAGACTACTTATTCTAAGATGGTAGGGGACTACATCAATGACGCTAAGAGTTTAGTACAGGACTCACACGCTTGGTCTACCCTACGCAAAACTATAGTTGTGCCTACGGTAGCAGATACTACAGAATATAGCTTGACAGGAGCAGGAGAACGTGTTAAACTATACAGTGCTATTAACGACACTTCAAACTTCTTTATGCATTATGAGACACCTAACTGGTTTAACAATGCTTATTACATCTCAGGGGAAGTCTCAGGCACTCCAGACTCCTACACGTTTAGTGGTGTAGATTCTAATGACGATACTAAAGTAAGAGTATATCCTAAGCCATCCGGTGTGTTCTCACTACGCTTTGATGTGTGCTCAAGAGAACCTGATTTAACTGCTGATGCAGACTCTACTGTACTACCAGCTATGGCTATTATACATCATGCTGTAGCTTTACTTGCTAGAGAACGTGGTGAGACTGGTGGTACTACTACACAAGATTATTTTATTATTGCTGACAAACATCTTAGTGATGCGATTGCACAGGACGCATATAAGAACCCTGAAGAATTTATCTACACGGTACAATAATGGCACAGCAAAGACAGAACATATACATTGGTGCTCCAGGATTTAGAGGTCTTAATACTCAGGATGCTCCAGTAGGTCAAGATGCTTCCTTTGCTTCTATAGCAGAGAATGCAGTCATTGACAGCTTTGGACGCATAGGTGCTAGGAAAGGTGTAAAGGTAGTTACTTCAAGTGCTACACCTCTAGGTTCTAGTGCTGGTATAGAGCAAGTATTTGAGTACACCAAAAGAGATGGAACTTTAATTGTATTCTCTACTGGTAACAATAAGATATTTACAGGTACTACTACTCTATCAGCAGTGACACTTCCAAGTGGTTACTCTATTACAGCAAACAACTGGAAGATAGTCAGCTTTAACAATGACATCTACTTCTTCCAATCTGGACATGCAGCTTTAGTAAGTGTTGCAGGTAGCACTACTCTTATAGCAGTAGTTGACGGTGGAACCGCAGCACCAGCAGGTAATGAAGTCTTAGCTTCCTTTGGTAGACTATGGGCAGCGGATGTTGTCAATAATAATTATACTGTTTATTGGTCTGATTTACTTGACGCAGATGATTGGCATGGTGGCTCATCAGGTTCACTAGACTTAACTACTGTCTGGCCTACAGGGTACGATGAAGTAACTGCTCTAGCTGAGTTCAATGACTTCTTAGTTATTTTTGGTAAGCGTAGCATCCTTCTGTACTCAGGTGCTTCTGCTCCTGCTAGTATGTTGTTACAGGATAGCATAACAAACATAGGCTGCATTGCTAGAGACAGTGTGCAGTCTACAGGATCAGACCTAGTGTTCTTATCACACACAGGTGTAATGAGCTTAGGTAGACTAATACAAGAGAAGTCTAATCCTATAGGCAGTGTATCTAAGAATGTTAGAGATGAAGTAGTAAGTAATGAGTTACTTGAGACAGGTAATGTTAAGTCTGTTTACAGTGCAGAGAATGCACTATACCTACTAATCATGCCATCTAATAACCTTGTCTATGCTTTTGATATGCGAGGTAAGCTAGAGGACGGAAGCAACCGTGTAACTACATGGCCTTTTGCTGGCATCCTATGTGCCACTAGAGCAGAAAGTGATGGCACCTTATACTTAGGTGTTAAGACTGGTATAGCAGAGTACGAAGGATACACAGACACTGCCGGTGTGTACACTATGAAGTACTACACACAGCCATTGGCATTTGATGATCCATCTAGGGTTAAGATGCTAAAGGAAATTAACTTAACAATCATAGGTGGCTCTGGTAGCTCAGTAATTGCTAACTGGGGTTATGACTATACACAAAGCTACAACAAGCAACTGTTTGAAGTAGACACTACATTTATCTCAGAGTACGGTATATCTGAGTTTAACGTAGCAACATCAGAATATAGCTCTGGTATCATCGTAGGTATCCAGAAGTTAAAAACAACAGGCTCAGGTAAAGTAGTTACTATTGGTATAGACGCTACTATAAATGGTAAAGCATTTTCTATCCAAGAACTAAACACAGAAGCTATTATAGGTAGACTAATTTAATGAGTAATTATACAAAGACTACAAACTTTGCAGCTAAGGATTCCCTACCTTCAGGTAATGCTGCTAAGATTGTTAAAGGTGCAGAGATTGACACAGAGTTCAATAACATTGCTACTGCATCAGCAACTAAAGCTAATGCAAACAATGCTGCCTTAACTGGCACTACTGTATTTGAGACACTATCCGATGGCACCATTGGTGTTACAGGCTGGGTAGATGAAGACAATATGTCCTCAGACAGTGCTGTACTTATACCTACACAGCAGTCTGTTAAAGCCTATGTAGACTCACAGGTTACTGCACAGGATCTTGATGTAACTGATGGCTCTACAAGTATTGACATTGACTTAGACTCTGAGTCTCTAGGTATCTTAGGTGGCACAGGTATTACCTCTAGTGCCTCTGGTACTGGTGTTACCTTAGCCATTGACAGTACTGTAACTACGCTCACAGGCACACAGACGCTTAC